CCAGAAATGTCTATGTCGGCAGCATCCTGCTTTTGTACTTCCTTATGGAACAGTACAAAGTGCTTTGGGGCCGAATAGACTCCATCAGCGTCAATGAAGCGCCAATGTACCGATACTATCTGATTTAGTGGATTGTGCGGGCTGTTGTCTTTTATGCCTCTTTCTTGATCTGTTTGAACTGTTGTTTCAAGATCAACGCAGATCGCTGGCAGAAAAGACTCTGGTGTTCTGGTATTGAGTTTCATTTTGATTTTCCTTGAAGAAACGCCACAGCCGTTCAATAGGCTGAAGATTACTGGAAGATACGTACAGACGGTTGCCCTGTCCAAAATTTCTTGTTGCCGCTTGGGCCAAGAAATCTTTTCGGCTAATCCATCCGTTAAAAGTGAAGACATCCATGTCTTCGTCTGTAGTCTGCATCAAGCAAGCAATATCAGACCCGAAATTTTCAGCACTGTCAAACACTAAAAGTGGGTCAGCGCCAAAAAATGTGCTGGCCTTGATATCTACAGAAATATTGTTGACCCAAAAGTCTACGCGCCCATCTGACCACATTGGTGCCGCAGACGGCATTGGCAAATCAAACAAGCGTGCAAAGGCCGCTTCAGCCTTAAATCCTACAGTGAATCTATCCAAGAAAGTTATCCTAGAAGATTCTTTGTAATTCAATTTATCTTTGGATTCTTTAAGCAAACGATATGCATTTTGCGCCCTGAGTTCCGCATAGTACGAATCACTGCGGCTCAGTTGTACGCGCAAAGGAGGGGCGCTGTTGGTTTGTTCTTGCGGCAACTGTAGCTGTACGGAGGTAGCAGTAGCGGTTCCGGTATTTGTGGGTCTGGCACGCGGCACAGGTCTTTTTGCGGCAATGAAGTTCTTTACACTGTTGTACTGATCTGGCGTCAGTAACTTTGTGTTTCCGTAGACGGTAGGATTGATGCTTAGTTCTTTGATGGCTTCGGCCAAAAGGATTCCGCCGCACCTAAGTTGTTGTTTTACTTGCTTATAATTAAGTAGCATTTGCGCCCCTGCTGTAGAAGAATGTAGAATGTAGTTAGAAGTGGTATCCTTGATATTTCTGGAAGACTGTATTGTCTATTTTGCGCTTACAAAGATCGCACACACGGTACGGATTTTTGCTAGCAGTGGTAAGCTCAGTCAATTCATACATGTACAAGGTATGGCAGTGACTGCACCTGTAATTATTCTTACTGTCGCCAGTATTATCAATATTTGTCGAACTTGTGGAGGTAGCGGCTGACTCCATAGTTTATTTCCCTATCTTCATGAATGTTCCTTTCTTCATAGTTACGAAATAGTGGAAGCAACATCGACTTATATTTAAACCTATACGAAATGCTGTATTTTGCCAGCGGCAAATCGCTGTTTTCGTAAAAAACTTTTATGCGGGCATCTAAAAGGGACTTGGCGATTATATCCAGATGGTAGAAATCCCAGTTCATTGTAATCTTGTCTTTAAACGGCGTACTTCTTTGGCGTCTTTGTAAGCCTTTACGATAGCCAATCAGCGCTTGCTCCACGCTTTGTACAACAGAATGCTCCTTGTGCGTACTTAAATAGTGGGCAGTAACCGGAAGATCACGTACAAGATACTTAACTTCATTGTCGAACGTCCAGTTCTTGTATTCATCTGGTATTTCCAGATCGTCAGGCGTGTGCGTCAGTACAAAGCGCCCAAGGATAGGATATCTGATTATTTTAGTATTCTTAGTATTCTGGAAAGGATCTATATATCCAAGAAGTCTTTTGGATAGATCAGTCTGACTAGGCATATTTTCTGGTTTTCTGGTATAGAAATAAAGAAATAAAGATTATAGAATATTATATCTTTAAATATTTAATAATTTTAATTACTTAAAGAATAATTCTTTTTGGCCACAACCACTGGGGCGTAAGCCTAAACTATTTTTTGTAAGGCGGCAAGCAAAAACAGCAGGCCGCCCAAAAATAATTTGTAAGTGATTGATTAGACTACGTATCTGGATACTTCTGGCTCAATGTTACAGATGATAGTGCCATGCCACCCAGATAATTTGTTTTTGGAAACAGTCAGATAGCGGCTATTGTCGATTTCTGAATCGTCAATGTCGCCAGCTTCATGCTTGCCAATTCCAATAATCAAATCTGTTTCGGCAGCCTTGCCTATCTTTGAGCCTTCCATATCGAAGGGGGATAGTCTTGTACGGCCTTTAGCTTCCGCAGACGCTTGGCTAATTGTAATAATGGCGCAGTTGCGCCGCTTGGCCAATTCGCGCAAGTTCTTGAACAATTCGCGCAAGCGTTCATGGGACGCACTGTACGTGCCGCCAATATGAACTTTGTCGCCTTGGTCTAGGATTACTACGTCAGGCGCCACATTTTCGATGTACGCCTCAATATGCTGTAGATCCCAATCTTGGGTGTCATTCATTACAAGAAAATCAGCAATGCGCGAAAAGATAGCCTTGGCCTTGGCTGGCGCCTTGGCTATTTCATCGCGGGTCATGCCAGTATAGGCTTGTATGGCACGCAGCATAATGCGTTCTGTGCGTTCTTCGTTGCCTAAGTACAAGACCTTGGCGCCTTGGTCACAGAAACCGTTGGGCGCACAGCATAGCGACAGGGCAAAGGCGCTTTTGCCTGTTTCTGGCAGCGCAAAGACTACGCCGAATTCGCCGCGCCCAATGCCGTAGACATGGCGGGCCAAGGTTTCGATATTGAATTGGAATCTATGGTCATTGCTGGCGTACCCAAGCAGCACATCTATGTCTTGTGTAGTTGGGGGGCCAAAATCGGTGGGCATAAATCCGGCCCTAGTGGACTCCAGAAGCTTCAGAAGCCCCGTCATGGCTTCTTTATCACCTTCCGAAAGGGCTAGCCCTAGTGAAGCTATTTTATGCCCTACATGGCGTTCCCATAGATTGTGTATATACGAATTCATAACATCTGTCGCAATGTCTGGCGGCATACTGAAGACATCTTCTAGGTAGGCGCCAAACTCCTTCTTTTGCGCCACAGATGCATACGGATTCTGCATGTCCCACAGAACCTTCAATTCGCTTTTGTTTAATTTAGCAAGCTCTGGGAACTTTTCGTACGCTTGCACAATTAGTGTGTAAATATCTTCTAGGGCGCCTTCAAAAAGCTTAGAAGATAGATTGGTTTTGTTGGCGGCATAGATTTCCTTTTGGCACAGCGCCAATAGTACCTTTTGTTCTAAGGCGGACGTAGACATAGAACTAACTCCTGCGCAATTTCATTTTGGTTAAATCAGATAGTTGTTTGCCGCGCCGTTCGCGCACAGCAAAACTGCTACTTACGTAGGTAAGGTGGGTCTGATTGCTTTGGGACGTATGGATGAAGTCATCGACCAGTTCTTCCAGTTTGAATCTTTCATCGTCTATGGCAGTTTCGACTTCCTCTGGGCCATTGTCCCAGCGGCCCTTGGCGTCAAAGTCAATGATAAAAATGAAGCGACCTTTCATTGTACAATACTCCGTCTTAGTTGGTTACATACTTCTGTGGGCTCCAAGTGCTTTAGGTCTGGCCCTGTCAATAAATTGACGGACACAGGCGTATGCGGCATGGCAGCCTGTAGTTGTTGTTTCATGGCAATGGCTTTGCGGCCTGCATCACTATCTAAACAGACAGTAATGGCTGCCGGATTGCCAGACTTTAGGGCAAGAATCGTATCCGTAGATAGATTAGTACCCAAGATGGCGGCCCCTACGGCCCCACAGCCAGCGCCAAATACAGCGCAGGCCGATAGAGCGTCTTCTACTAGCACAATGTGCTGGCCGCTTAATTGATGGCCGTATGCCCCACATACAAAAAGGGGTGGCCGCTGTCCGTATATGATCCACTTAGGCTTGCGCCACGGCGCCAAGGACTTGCCTACGGCCCCACTGAGGTCTGTGGCGCAGAACAGTACCCTATCTTGCTGTGGGTCATAGAAAATGCGCACAAAACTTTCTAGGGGGCGTACAAACGCTGGCCCGCAATTGTTTTGGCGCAAAAACTCTAGGACTTTTGGATGATTCTTGGGGCTAGACAATACTTGCGGCATTTGTACACGTGGTGGTGGCGCCACTTGCGCGTCAAATTTAAAATTGCGCCGCTTCATATTTAGGCGCTGGCGCACATAGTCCGCAGAAGTCTTTGTATTGTCTAGGGCGCGGCCCCCACTGAGGTCGCAGCCTGCCTTGTAGCAGTTCCACACCACTTTTCCTGCTAAATTGGAAATAGTAAGTGTATTTTTGCCGCCACAGTTTACGCAATCACGGCGCATGGTGGCGCATGGCTCATGCGGCAATTGCGCAATCAAACTATCCAACATGTTTGCGCGCATATGCCTCCACTGCTTTATCTTCGTAAAGTTCTATTTGCGCCCTAGCCCATGACATTTCCGTTTCTACAATAGGAATAATGTCTTTGTATTTTAAGACGTAGGA